AAAAATTAAAGAAGCTGAGTTAAACGAGGAATTTTTAAAATCACAGCAACTTATTTTAGATATAGAGCATGATATGTCTATAAGAGTTCCATCTGCAACAGAAAAAGCCTTACAAAAATTTAAACAAATGAACGATAACGAATTAGAATCATTTAAAGACAAACTAGGTAATGCAAGAACAATTATTGTAGAGGGCATAAATACTGGTATTACAAATGTATCAGAGGGTCTAGCAAGAGCATTATTATTTGGAGAAAAATTAACTGACACTTTTAAAAAAATGGCACAAGAGTTAGCAGTAAGAGTTTTAAGCACAATTATAGAAATAATTGCAAGAAAAGGCGTTGAACTTGCTATAGAAAAATTAATAACAAGAGAAAAACAAAAACAAGCCGTTATTAGCAAAGCCTCTATTTTTTCAAAAGGTTTCAGTTTTATAGGTGGATTTTTAGGTTTTGCTGATGGTGGACGACCACCCGTAGGCAGACCATCAATAGTTGGAGAAAAAGGGCCTGAGTTATTTGTACCTGACCAAGTGGGTACAGTTGTGCCAAATAATCAACTTGGTATGTCAAAACCAGTAACAGTAAATTTTAATATTAATACTGTTGATGCAAGAGGTTTTAATGAGTTATTAGTTAATAGCAGAGGTGTTATTGTAAATATGATTAATAGTGCTGTTAATGAAAAAGGTAAGGCGGCATTGATATGAGTGGTTCTTTACCTAATACAGCGTTCAACGCTATTAATTTTAAATCAAATCAAAAAACTTTATTTAGTGAAACTGATAGTGGCAAAACATTTAGGAGACAAGTACAAGGCCAAAGGTTTAGTTTTACAGTTTCATACCCACCTATGACTCGTGCAGATTTTGCCCCAATAATGGCTTTTATAATAAAACAAAGAAGTCGTAAGGAAGATTTTACAATAACTTTACCAACTACGTTTGATAGTCAAGGTAACGAGACGGGAACTTTATTAGTAAATGGTTCTCACTCTGCTGGAGATACAACTATAAATATTGATGCTTTTGCTAGCGATGGTGCTGGTAGATTAAAAGCGGGAGACCTAATCAAATTTGCTCACAGTAAATTATATATGATAGTTGCCGATGTTACATCTTCAAGTAACGCCGCAACTGTTACTATAGAGCCACCACTTAGAACTGCATTAGCTGATAACAGTTCTGTAACGTATAAATCTGTGCCAGCAACAGTTCATTTAAATAGTGATATGCAAGAGTTTGAAACAAGTGCAAATGATAAAGATGGTAACTTACTTTTTAATTTTGAATTTGATGTTATTGAGAGTTTATAATGGCAAGAGGATTAACCAGTTCAATAAAGACAGAACTAGCAACAGGGGTTATTGACCCAGTATTATTAGTTGAAATAGATTTTGCTACACCAATATATTTGACTAACGCACCTTTTGATATAACATCTAGTGTTTCTGGCTCATCAAGAACTTATATTACAAACGGACATTTAAAAAATATTACTGGTATTAACGAAACAAACAAACCAACAAAAAACAGTTTACAGCTTACACTTTCTGGAGTCGATCAAACATATATATCAATCGCTTTATCAGAAAATATAATAAACACTGAAGTTTATATTTATCGAGGTTTTTTAGATGCAAATAATGCTCTTATTTCTGACCCTTTTTTATTATTCTTTGGAACAATCGATGAATACAGAATTAATGACAATACTACTACTGCTAATTTAGTTTTAAATTTAACCTCTCATTGGGGAAACTTTGAAAAAACAAGCGGTAGAGTTACAACAGATAATTCTCAACAAAGATTTTTTAGTGGAGATAAAGGTATGGAGTTTGCGGCTTTGACTGTAAGAGATATTAAATGGGGTAGAGATTAATGGCTAGTTTTCACTTTTTTGAAGCATCAAATAAAAATATGGACGAAATATTTGAAATATTACATGAGTTTGAAAAAGAAGCACCAGCATTAGATTACCCACATATTCACAGAGCAAAGATGAAACAAACTTTGATGATGTTTTTACAAAAAGGAAAAATAATTTTAATAAAAGATTTAGACAAACAAAAAATAATAGGAATTACAATTTTTATGATGACTGAATATTTGTGGTCTAAAGAGCAACTATTATCAGTTCAAGTAATTTATATATTAAAAGAATATCGATCATTAAATTTATTTAATCAAACTATGGATATAATCAAAAATCAAGCAAAAGGAAGACATATACATTTGACAATATCTACAAAATTACTAGCAGATAAATTATTAGACAGATACGGCTTTGAAAAGATGGGCGGTTTATGGAGGTATTCAGATGTGTGACCCTGGCGATATAGGAGAGGATATAATTGATTTTGCAGGCGATGTTGTAGATTTTGTTGTCGATCTTGTTGTTGATGTAATTAGCTGGATAAATCCTATTCCTGAGATACCTGACTTTGGAGGAAACCAACCAGACTTAAACGCAAGAGGTGTATTAGTAAATAAAATTAGTGCAAATGCACATATACCAATAGTTTACGGAACAAGGCAAGTTGGCGGCAATGTGGTCTTTGTTGAGACTTCGGGAAATGATAATGAGTTCTTGTATATGGCTATAATAGTTTCAGAGGGCGAAATAGATGACATAACTAAAATATTTGTAAATGATAATGAGGTAACTTTTAGTGGAGATTTAGCAGATAACACTCAACGAACTGTTGCAAGTTCTGACGCAAACTATTTCAAAGCACCTGATGCTGACTCTAGTGCTGAGAGTTTAATTACTGTTGAGCCTCATTTTGGAACTGATTCGCAAAGTGCATCTAGCCTATTAGATGAATTATCCTCATGGACATCAAACCATCGACTTCGTGGGCTTGCGTATATAGCACTTAAATTCAAATGGAACTCAGATGCTTTTGGTTCTTTACCAAATGTTACTGCAATAGTTAAAGGTAGAAAAGTTTACAATCCAAATCTTGATAGCACAAAAACTGGTGGCTCTGGTTCACACAGACAAAACGACAGTACAACTTGGGAGTATTCAGATAACGGCATTTACCAAATGTTAGATTATTTAAGAAATGAAAGATTTGGTATGGGTATTGCAGATAGTTATTTTGACAGTAACTTTGCAGACTGGCAAACGGCTGGCGATGTTGTTGATGCAGATATTACACCTTTTAGTGGTGCAAGCACTATTGATTTATTAGATAGCCACCCAGTCGTAGATACATCAAGAAAATCTATTGACCTTGTTTCAGACTTTGTAAAAGGCACTAGATCCTATCTAAATTTTACTGCTGGAAAATATAAAGTATTAGTTGAAACAACTGGTAGTGCAAGCGTTACACTTACCGAAGATAATATTATTGGTGGCATAAATGTGGCAAGTAAAAACAAAAACTCTCGTTATAATAGAGTTATAGTTAATTTTACCAACGAAAATAAATCGTATCAATCCGATACTGCTCAGTTCCCCCCTGTAGATGAAACAGGACTTGCTAGTGCAGATACACATAGCGTTATGAAAACGGCAGATGGAGGCATATTACTTGAGGGAAATTTTGATTTTCCTATGATTGTAAATCAACATCAAGCCCAAGAACTTGCAGAGATTATACTGCGTAGGTCAAGATCAAGCCTAGATGTTTCTTTAAAATGTGACGGAACTGCCTTAGATTTAGCTATCGGGGATATCGTTAATATTACCCATGCTACGCCGTCTTTCTCGGCTAAACCTTTTCGTATTCAAGGAATGACTATAAACACAGATCATACAGTCACTTTACAACTTAGTGAGCATCAAGACTCATATTACGCTTTCGGTACACAAGTTGCACCCGCAACTATACCAGATACAACCTTGCCAAACCCATTTAGTGTTAGACCACCAGCAAGTGTTACTCTTGATGATGAAATGATCGAATATTCTGACGGAACTGTGCTTACAAGATTATTGATAACAGTTGGAGTTTCGCCTGACAAATTTGTTGAAAATTATGAGGTACAAATAAAACAAACTTTAGATGCTGATGGTAATGCAGTAACCGATTCGTTTAGAGAAATAGCAACTGGTAAAATATTAACATATCAACATCTTAATGTAATTGATGCGGCCACTTATGAGATTAGGGTAAGGGCGGTCAATACTATCAACGCCAAATCAACCTTTGTTTCTGCTACAAGAAAAATAATTGGTGCTACTGATACGCCATCTGATGTTTCCGATTTTAATATCTCGATGACAGGGTCAAATCAAATGTCTTTGAATTGGACTAGCGTTAGTGACCTCGACATCGAGTTCTATGAGATTAGATATTCAATGGGTTCTGGCAGTACAGAGTGGTTTAACACATCGCCTTTAGTGCAAGTTCCTAGAAGAAAATCAAATAGTGTGGTTGTAAATGCACTAAAACCACCATTTAATTTGTATATAAAAGCTGTTGATAAATTAGGAAACGAATCATCAAATCCAGCTATAATTACTTCTAGTGTTGTTGCTTTACAATCATTTGAGGATATATCATCAATACAAGAGGAAACAGCATTTTCAGGGACATTTTCAAATACGTTTAGAGGTTCAGACAGTGTTGGCAACCCAGCCGTTACTTTAGATACTATTACACTTTTTGACAGTCGATCTGGTTTGTTTGATGCGGCTGATTCTAGTGGATTTTTGTTTGATACTGGAGGAATAGCAAGCAATATTACTGGAACGGGAAATTACATATTTGCAAATAGTTTTTCTCTCGATGCTATTTATGACTCAACATTCCAAATAGAATTAACGATGGAATCAGATGACCCCTATGATTTATTTGATTCGGGTCGTGGTGCTAGTTTATTTGATAATGCCAAAGCACCGTTTGACGGAAATGCACCAACTAATAACAATGCTATTATTCAAATAGGTGCAGATGATACAGCTTTATCAAATATAACAAGTTTTACGACAGTTGCACAACAAGGAACATTTAAAGGTAGATTTTTTAAATTTAGATGTGTTTTGACATCAGCTAATAATAATGCAAGGCCATTTGTTACAGGATTAAAAGCTAGATTAGTATTAGAAAAAAGATCAGAAACAGGGGACGATATATCATCAGGCACAAGCACTAAGTCTGTTACGTTTACAAATGGATTTTTTCAAGTTCCCAACATTACAGTTACGGGGCAAGATTTATCTTCGGGAGATTTCTTCGTCATTAGCAATAAATCAAAAACAGGCTTTGACATTGTTTTCAAAAATAGTAGTAATAGTATTATTAACAAAACTTTTGATTTTAATGCCTCTGGCGTAGGATTGAAAAATTAATAAAAAAAGGATATAAGAAGTTATGTCACAAGTTTCACAATTAACACTCGACAATACAGCGTTCGGGACTTTTAGGTCAAATTTAAATTCATCTTTGCAAGCCTTAAACTCAATGCACATTGGGAGTTCAAGACCATCTACTGCCGTTGCGGGTAGCGTGTTTATAGATAATGCTACAACAAATGTTTTAAAGTTTAAAGTGTTTGACGGCTCAGATGATGTTGAAATATTCCAAATTAATACATCAACAAATGCTGTTACTAGCACTATGTCAGTAACAGGGACTATTGCAGAAACAGACCCACAAGCGGCGGCTTTAGCAATAGCATTAGGATAAGGGGGACACATTGGCCAATACTTTCAAAGTTAAAACAAATGCGGCGATGCCAGCGTCTGCGGGAACTTTTTTGACACTATATACTGGCCCAAGTTCGACGCAAACTATCGTTATTGGATTAACTCTTTGTAATGTTCACACTTCGGCTGTAACAGCATCAGTAAAATTAGTTTCAAATACATCAGACACAGAAACGAACGAAGATGTTTTGTTAATTAAAGATGTAAGCATACCACAAGGTTCATCATTAGAAGTTTTAACAGGCGGTAAAATAGTCGTCCAAGCAACAGACGTAATTCAAATTGATTGTTCAGTTGCCGCAAAGATAGACGCAACATTATCAATATTAGAAATAACATAGGAGTAATTAATGGCTTATATTGGCAAAACTCCAACACCAGCACCTTTAACAAGTTCTGATATAACAGATGGAATAATATCAAATTCAAAACTAGCACAAGATATAATTTCAGCAGAAACAGAATTAGCAACTGCACCAGCAGATACAGATGAATTATTAATTAGCGATGCTGGAGTTTTAAAAAGAATTGATGCAAGTTTAGTAGGTGGAGATGGTGCTTATGAAAGTGCTTTGCTTCATGTAAATCAAGAAGTATCTGCTGGAACAGATAGTCAAACATTAGATAACAGTGGTGCTAATACTAGAGTTTTAAACACAGTAAAAACAAATGAAATTTCTGGTGCATCTTTATCATCAAATGAAATAACTTTACCAGCTGGAACATATTTTTGTTTAGCATCTGCACCAGCTTATTTAACATCAAATCATCAAGCAATTTTATTTAATACGACAGATAGTTCAACTACACTTGTAGGAACAACAGAACATGCTTGGAACAATGGTTATACGATAACACATTCTTTTGTTAGAGGAAGATTTACAATTTCTGGAACAAAAGGATTTACATTAAGGCATTATGTTGGTCAAACTAGAAGTAACTCAGGTGGTGGTACAGGATTTGGAAATGGTTTTGTTGATGTTTATGCAAATGTTATGATTTGGAAAGTAGCTTAAAATGAAATATGCTTTAATTAAAAATAATATAGTTGAACAAATATCTTATCCTTTTGTTGAGGGTTGGGAAGAAGTTGAGGATAATGTTTTTGCTGGAATGATTAAAAAAGAAGATGGAACATTTGATAATACAGATGAAGTAAAACAACAAATAGAAAACAATCAACAAGAACTTACAAATAAAGAAAACAAAAAAGCATCAGGCAGACAAAAACTAAAAGATTTAGGTTTAGATGATGATGAAATAAATGAATTGATGGGAGTATAGATGGCATATATAGGAAAAGAACCAGCCGTAGGAAACTTTCAAGTATGTGATGCTATTTCAGTAGTAAATGGACAAGCGGCTTACACTATGCAAGTTGATTCTGTAAATGTAGTTCCTGAATCTGCAAATCATATGCTAGTATCTTTAAATGGTATCTTACAAAAACCAGGTTCATCATTTACAGTTTCAGGTTCAACAATTACTTTTGCATCTAATTTAGCAACTGGAGATGTTATCGACTTTATTCAAATACTTGGTTCAGTTCTTGATTTGGGAGTTCCGTCTGACGCAACAGTAACAAATGCTAAAACTAATTTTACATCAACATCATCTGCGGCTGGACTACAAATAAAAGGCGATGGCACTACTGATGGTACTTTACAATTAAATTGCAGAGTAAATTCGCATGGAATAAAATTAAAATCTCCACCACACTCTGCCGCACAAAGTTATACACTAACATTTCCATCTACTGCACCACAAGCAGATAAAGCACTTATAACAGATGGGTCAGGAAATTTATCTTTTGGTGATGCTGGTGGTGGTAAAGTTTTACAAGCAGTAAGTGCAATTAAAACTGACACTCAAACAGTAAATTCTACAGGTTTTACAGATATATCAGGTTTAACAGTCGATATAACACCATCAGCAACTACATCAAAAGTTTTAGTTCTTGCACACATAACACTAAGTTCTGGTAATCATGGACATACAAGATGTGTAAGAGGTTCAACAGTTATTGGTGCGGGAACTGCTTCATCAAGTAGAGGAGCAGTATCTGGTTATGCTAATTCAAATAATAATTCTGCAAATGTTCAAGCATTCGTTTTTTTAGATAGTCCAAACACAACATCATCAACAACTTATCATTTTGAACTAGAAAGCAATAATGGATCGGCAAGTTATATTAATAGGACAGTGAATGATAGTGATGCTATTTATGGTAGCAGAGGTTCAAGTACAATCGTATGTATGGAGATAGGAGCTTAATATGATAGATAGTTTCGTTGATAAAGCAATTTTAGAAATTAATCCTAATGCAAAATTTTCTATTGATGCAGATGATACTTCAAGAATAACTTGGTTAGAAGGTACTTCTCCAATATCTGAAGATGATATTATTTCTAAAATAAATGAATTAAGAGCAGATTATAATTCAAAAGAATATCAAAGAATTAGACAGTTTAAGTATGACAGAATTGAAAATCAATTAGACCAATTATGGCATGATATTAATGATGAT